ATAGTGGTGGAAACGTTGTAAGAGCCTCAATTGTTTTATGCACAGATAGAACGGGCGTTTACAATTACACACAATCAGTGGATTTGGGAATGGAGTCCGCAGCCACGTCCGGCCTTGATGGTTTTGGCCACACTACTGGGGGTGCTGGTAATTATTATCGAATGAAGGTGACAACAGGGACAATATATACAACACTTACCCAAGCTTATACCCAGACAGTCAATGGTGTTTCTACCAGAGACCCTTGCCCAGCTTGGGGAATCTACAGCCGTGAAGTAGCAAGCCCTCCCGCCACAGGGTTTAGTTCGCTTAAAAATGCGCTCGTAAATGCAACAAAAAACGCTCTATCTTGATGGAAGTGATAATAATCCCAGAAAACTAAAATCAGCCCCCCTATAGTCTCCGTAATACTGATAGACCGGAGACTATGTAGCTACGGAATATAAACCTTTAAATCCGCTAACAATCCACTGGGGGCTGCGTCGTAATGAGCACAGAGCTAACGATTGATGAAATGCGGGGAGCTTTACCAGCGAGTGTACGCAAAGCGGTAACGGATGAATCCCTGCAAAGAATAAATGCCACATTAAGTGATCCTGATATGCACGATAGGTATCGAGAAAACTTATTAGGCTTCGCCTCGATTATGAAAGAGGGGCGCTTTAAGTTTGATAGCTACGTAGCGGCCGTCAAATACGTCAGCTATAAGCTGATGGCGAAAACCAATGCTGAAAGCTACGCACTAACCTTTCCAGATAAGATGAAGCGGCACGCTGCACTGCAGAAGACCACTAAAGATATCTCTAGTTATGTGCATGCGTACCACCATTCCAAGTTAGTTACCTTATTATTGGAACAGTCACTCACACCGAGCTGGATTGTTAACCAGGATATCTACCAAAAGGCGTTAAACACGCAAGCCGAGCTAATGCTCCACGCTAACTCAGAGAAAGTGCGTAGTGACGCGGCTAACTCTATCTTGTCGCACCTTAAGCCGCCTGAAACACAGAAAGTGGAGATCGACTTGGGCGTGCAGAAAGATTCTAGTATCGATGCGTTACGTCAGGCTACCCAAGCACTGGCAGCGGAGCAGCGTCGGGCACTGGCCGCAGGCCAAGTGACCGCGCAGGACACCGCAGAGCAGGCCGTAATTATCGAAGGTACCGCAGAGAGAATAGATTGATGCCTAAAAATACATTGAAACGCATTCATGTGAATCAGCATGTTATTCGCCGCAACATTAAAAACAAAGATGAATCAGCGCATGAGCCGTGTATCGGTGTGGAAGTTGCTGGTGAGCATAAAGAGTATTACCACAGAATAAAAATAGACGGTCCGTGTGAAATTATAACCAGCATAAATAAACCGCTGCGCTGCGGCGCACGGGTGTGGATAGAGACTGAAGCAGAGATTATCCCCATTGAATAAAACCCACGAAACACTTCAGCTAACTACCGGCGCGCCACTCAAAGTCGAGCAACACTTGAATACAGTGGACTATGTTATCGACCCTAATTACGTGCCGTCCGATTTTGCACTGGCTTTTGTCACGTTTATTAAACTAGTAAATGGCGAGCAAGGGGAAGAGAACACCACCCCCGTAATGCATTATCACATGCTCGATACCATCACTAGGGGAGGTACCCGCGTTGCTAACTTATGCCATCGGGGTAGCGCAAAAACAACGGTTATGGCCGAATACCTGTTTTTATTTATTGCGGTGTACGGCGATTTACCTGGTTTCGGTGTTGTGGATCTCGCTATCTATGTATCGGACTCCATCGAAAACGGCGTTAAAAATATGCGGAAGAATTTGGAGTTCCGCTATCAAAATTCTGATTTTTTACAAGAGTATCTGCCCAAAGAGGGGGTTAAGTTTACTGATTTACGCTGGGAGTTTAGCAACGCCGATGGTAAAAAATTCATCGTCAAAGGGTATGGTGCAAAAACTGGTGTGCGTGGGGCGAAAGAAATGGGTAAGCGTCCCCAAATGGCTGTGTTAGATGACATGATTTCGGATGAAGATGCACGATCACCTACTGTGATCGCAAGCGTAGAAGACACCGTGTATAAGGCGGTTACATACGCGCTCCATCCTAAAAAGAACATGATTATCTGGTCAGGCACTCCTTTTAACTCCAAAGACCCTTTGTACAAAGCAGTAGAGTCGGGTGCTTGGGAGGTAAATGTATTTCCCGTATGTGAACAGTTTCCCTGTGAGCGGGAAGACTTTCATGGCAGTTGGTCGGACCGATTTAGTTATGACTATGTTATAGAGCAATACACCACTGCACTGAAGTTAGGCAAGGTCGATACGTTTAACCAGGAATTAATGCTACGCATTATCTCAGATGAAGACCGTTTAATTCTGGATTCTGACATTCGGTGGTACGACTGGCATTCGGTAGTACGCAATAAAGACCGGTTTAATTTTTATATAACTACTGATTTTGCTACCAGTGCGTCAGAAGCTGCCGATTATTCAGTAATTTCTGTCTGGGCGTTTAATAATATAGGCGACTGGTTTTGGGTGGACGGTGTTTGTAAGCGACAGTTAATGGATCAAAACATTAATGACTTGTTTAGGCTGGTTCAAAAGTACAAGCCCGACTCTGTAGGCGTTGAAGTTAGCGGCCAGCAGAAAGGCTTTATTGAGTGGATACAAACCCAGATGATAGATAGAAATATCTATTTCAATATGGCTTCTGAAAAGAACAGTAATCAACCAGGTATCCGCCCGGTTACTAAAAAGATTGACCGGTTTCAGACTGTGGTTCCTTGGTTTAAGGCGGGAAAGATGTATTTTCCTCACGAATTTAAAGAGGACCTTATTCTGCAAGAAGCCATAGACGAACTAAGTCTGGCAACACCCAGAGGCTTTAAGTCGAAGAAAGACGATTTTATCGACACGATTTCTATGCTGGCAGTTATGCCAGTATTCCGCCCAAGTGAAGAGGCGGAGGCCCAACAAGATCCCAACGATATGTGGGCAATCCCGTTGGATGAAGACGACGACGAACCCTATAACTCCTACATAGTGTGAGGCACACATGAAGTTACAAGATATATACGATCAACTGGCCTACGGCGAGTTTAGTAACATTAGTTGGGGGCATGACTTGGATGCTCCAGAAGGCGGCATGCCCGAAGAAGCCTTTAAGAAATTGGTACCTACGGTACAGTTAGGCTTAACCGAGCTGCATAAGCGCTTTTTGCTACGGGAAGACGAAGTGACAATTCCCCTGGTAGCAGAGAAATCAACTTACATACTGCTCCGTAAAGTAGATGCTCCCGAAAGCTTTGCAGATAATCTCAACAAAATTGAGCGCGTGTATGGCACTGTAGGAGGGAAAAGCTATGAAATCCCATTGAATAAGCGGGATAACGCAGCTAGCATCCGAACTTCTGGCTTCCAGACGCTTATTGTTCCTACTGATATTAAAGCAGCGCCGTGGTTAAAAGAAACTACCGAACTACGGATAGTGTACCGCGCAGATCATCCCAAGATATCTACTGCAGTAGCGGGATCTGCCCCGCTTGCGGTTACGATAGATTTGCCGGGTACCTATTTAGAAGCGTTACTTATGTACATGGCCAGTCGGGTATCTAACCCTAAAGGCGCCTCTGAAGGTTTCCATGAAGGCAATAATTACGCAGCTAAGTTTGAAGCGGCTTGTGCGCTACTTAACTCGCTTAATTATGCCATCGATGAAGATGCAGAGAATTTTAGCGTGGTTTATAACGATTGGCCTTAATTAATCTCAGAATTAATCTTTCTTCTTTGGTAGCTTCTTTGTCAGGCAGTAATGCATCCTAATACAGAGAAGCTATTTTATGCAGCAAGAGTCTCCACGGCCCGAAAATTTAGAGAAAAAGGTTGTTCCTACAAATTGGAAGAATCCGCCTACGCTGGCCGAGATGAAAGAAGATCTCACCGAAGCGCGTAATGACCATCAAGCCCAAGTAGTTAAAATCGATAAATGGGTAAATAATCTAAATATCTCTGGCAGCGCTAAGGTAAAAACTGATGCAGGGCGTAGCGCCGTTCAGCCTAAGCTAATTCGCAAACAAGCGGAATGGCGTTATGCCGCGCTGTCTGAGCCGTTTCTTAGCAGTGATAAAATGGTTGCTGCTTCTCCTGAAACTTGGGAAGACAAAGACGGGGCAATACAGGCTGGACTGATCCTTAACCACCAATTTAATACCAAAATCAAAAAGCAGAAATTTATCGACACGGTGGTCCGTGCTGCGGTAGACGAAGGAACTGCGATTTTACGGGTTGGTTGGGAGTTTAAAGAAATCGAAATTGAAGAAGACCAGCCCATATACGAATTCACCCCCAACCCTGCCATGGAGCAGGTTTTGATGGAAGTTTTGCAGATAAAGCAAACCGACCCTACCTCTTACGAACACGAAATTCCAGAAGATCTCAAAGAAGCCTGCCGCATTAGCCAAGAAACTGGTATAGCCGTAGAGCCTAGTATTGTCGGTTACGAATCCGTAACTGTCACAAAGACTATCAAAAATCACCCCACAGTTGAAGTCTGTGATTACCGTCGCGTAATCCCAGACCCTACCTGTGAAGGCGACATGGAAAAAGCAAACTTCATCGCTTACACCTTTCCTACATCTTATAGCGAGCTGATGGCGGAAGGAGATAAGTACACTAACCTCGAATACATACACCTGGATAACAATTCTATCCTAGGAGCCGACGATGCCGATATCGATGTACCTCAAAGCTTTAATTTCAGAGATAAAGCACGAAAAAAGATTCTTGCTCACGAGTATTGGGGATATCACGATATTGATGGCACTGGTTTGCTTAAGCCTTATGTGGCCACTTGGGTAGGCGATACTCTTATCCGCATGGAAGAAAGCCCCATTCCAGGGGGTGAGTTACCTTTTATCTTTATTCCATTGATGCCAGTTAAAAACTCACTCTACGGTGAGCCTGATGGCGAATTGCTAGAGGATAACCAAAAGATTATTGGCGCAGTAACGCGGGGCATGATCGATGTTATGGCGCGATCTGCTAATGGCCAAATGGGTATGCTCAAGGGCGCTTTGGATGCGACTAATAAACGTAAATTCCAACGTGGCCAAAACTATGAGTTCAATGCCGCTGGTGATCCCCGTGCAGCATTTCACATGCATACCTTTGCAGAGATCCCTGCTTCAGCACAATTTATGATTCAAGCACAAAATTATGAAGCCGAGGCGATGACTGGCGTTAAAGCGTTCTCTAACGGTATTAACTCCGGCTCTTTGGGAGAAGTTGCACGAGGTATTAGCGGCGCCCTAGATGCGGCGGGTAAACGCGAAAGCGGATACTTACGTCGACTGTCTGATGGGTTAGTACAGGTGTGTCGTAAGTTTATGGCTATGAACGCAGAATTCCTTGAAGAGGAAGAAGTTGTTCGAGTTACCAATGATGAATTTGAGCCGGTACGTCGTGATGACCTATCTGGCTCATTTGATTACGCAATCGACGTTTCTACCGCTGAAGAAGACAGCGCCAAAGCACAAGAACTGAGTTTCATGTTGCAGACACTGGGCAATAGCGTCGACTGGACTGTTATCAAAGAAATCTTCATTGAAATTGCCCGATTGAGAAAAATGCCTGATCTGGCTAAACGCATTGAAGATTACCAACCAGAGCCTGATCCCGCTCAGCAGGAACTAATGCAACTCCAGAAACAAAAATTACTGGAAGAGATTAAAAATCTTCAGGCTAATACACAAGATAAGTTCTCTGAAGCCACACTTAACCAAGCCAAAGCTACTGAAACAATGGCGAAGGCAAGGGAGCTGGATTCTAAAGCGGATCTTAATGATCTGGACTTTGTTGAACAAGAACAAGGGGTAAAACAAGAGCGGCAAAAAGAGCTGCAAGGCGAACAAGCACGCGCCAATATGCAATTAAAATCGCATGAATACGCTCTGAAATCTCAAGAAAGCGGCGAAAGTGCTTTAAAAAAGCACTTAAAGGAAAAAAATCTCAGATAAAGTTTTTTTAAATAGGTAGCGTTCACACAACCTAATCAACTAACTAGCAATGGTAGGAAAATATGAGCGAAACACAAATCCAAGAAATTGAATTAGACATTGAAGCAGCGCGTGAGTTTATTGAGCGTGGTGAAGCACTTGACCGACTGCGCGAGAACAAAGATTTTAAACTAATCATCATGGACGGTTATTTCCGCGATGAAGCAGTACGGAATGTTCAGCTCAAGTCGACGTATCAGTTTCGAGATGCAGAAAGCCAGGAACTGATTACTAAAGCGATTGATGGCATTGGTGCTTTGCACACATTTTTCCAGACAGTTGATTTCCAGGCGAGTGAGGCCGGTCAGGCTATCCGCGCTTCGGAGGAAGAAATCGAAGATATTGAAAACGGCTTCGGGGAGTAACGACGATGGACGATAACGAAGAACTCAACCCCGATACCGAGGATACTCAGGAAGCGTCCGCCTTACAAATGTCTGACGAGGATTTTCTGGAAATGGGGGATAACCCCTTTCTGGAGACAGCTTCCGAGGCTGCGGAGTCTGAGGCGTTAGCCGGTGACGAAGACAGCAACGAGGAAGTTGTTACAGCTGAAGAAACCGATGAATTAGAAAATCCTGAAGAAGTAGAAGAGGGTGTAGGCACTAGCGAAGATGCTGATTTTACTTCTGATAGTGGCAATGAAGAAGATGTTGCTGAAGACGATGAAGAAGCTACTGAAGATAGGACTGAAGCGACTTCTGAAGATTTTGTTAAACAAGTCATGCAACCGTTCAAAGCGAACGGGCGTGAAATGCAGGTTGAAAGTGCAGAAGATGTAGTACGCCTCATGCAAATGGGTGCGAATTACAATCAGAAAATGCACGCAATGAAACCTAACATGAAAATTCTCAAGACACTCGAAAAGAACGGGTTGCTTGATGAAAGTAAATTAAACTTCCTTATTGATATCGATAAGAAGAATCCAGAGGCAATCGCCAAGCTGTTTAAAGACAGTGAGATCGACCCTATGGACTTCAACGTAGACGATGAAGAAGAAAAAAGTAATTACGTAGCCCCAGATTATACTGTTGGCGACGCCGAGTTACGGTTAAATGAAGTTATCACCTCTATTGAGAGCACTGATACTTACGATCGTACGATGGATGTCGTCGGCAATAAGTGGGACTCCGAGAGCCGACAACTTGTAGCTGAACAACCTGAACTATTGACAGTACTGAACGATCACATGGCCAGTGGCGTACACGACTTGATTAGCACTGAGGTGGAAAAAGCGCGGATGTTTGGCCGTTTAGACGGTATGACCGATTTGCAAGCTTACCAAGCGGTAGGTGACCAGTTGCATAAGGGAGGCAAGTTTAATCATCTACAGGGTGACACTGAACAATCCAAACCTACAACAACCCAGCGTGCATCAAAACCGAAGATTAGCGATGCAAAACGTAATGCCAAAAAGCGGGCAGCAAGCCCAACGAAGGCATCGAAAAATTCTTCGACTCCTTCAGAGTATAGCCCTTTGGCTATGTCAGATGAAGAGTTTGAGAAGTTAGATGCGCGTTTTATCTAACTATTAATTAAGGAATATTATTATGGCTATTTCGCCTTTTGAAAACGGTCAAGGGTATAACAACCCTGAAGATACTGCAGATACCGGCGTTCCGGTAGACTCAGATATCGGACCACAAACTCGCACTGATCATTGGGTTAAAAAATCCCTGATCGAAGCACGTAAACTTCAATTTTTTACTCCTTTGGCTGACGTAACCGGCATGCCAAAAAACATGGGTAAAAAGATTAAGAAGTATCACTACTTACCACTGTTAGACCTTGATAACGTCAACAGCCAAGGTATCGATGCGGCAGGTAAAGTTATTGAAAAAAATACCTATTCTGCGTTTGATGCTGACGGTGTTGAAATAACAGGTGGCTCCGACTGGGTGTCTGCAAATGATGTTACGGCGGGGCATTACCCCGACAAAGCAACCGCAGAAGCCGCTGCTGGCAGTACTGGTTCTATTTCTGAAAACGGTGGTAACTTATACGGTTCTTCTAAAGACCCCGGCACCATCACTGGTAAAATGCCTGTGTTGTCTGCTAACG